GTTACAAGCTCTAGTAATGCGGCAACGCTCAATTTAAGAGATGGTTCAGTGTTTACTCATACCTTAAGCGAAAACGTAACTTATACATTCAGCAACCCTGCTGCATCTGGATATGCTTCTTCATTTACATTAAAGGTTACACAAGACTCTTCAGCTAGAACTATTACATGGCCGGGATCAGTAGATTGGGCGGCAGCTACAGCCCCTACACTCAGCACCGGATCGGGCGATGTTGATGTGTTTGTATTTCTTACCGTGGACGGTGGTACGACTTATTATGGATTTACAGCAGGACAGGATTTAAGTTAATGGCTTTTCTTTCTGAAAAACTTATTTCTGCATCTGGTGGCGTACAGGAAGAAACAGATGATGACTTCAATCTAGTCACAGGGCTATACCATTTTGATGGCTCAAACGGAGCGCAGAATAATACCTTTACTGGTGTAGGGGCAAGTGGCGCATCGCAGTCTTGGACAAGAAATGGCTCTCCAACTCAAGGAACCTTTAGCCCCTTTAGTGCAGAAGAAGGTAAGTGGTCAGTTGAATTTGATGGAACTGATGATTATCTTTATTTACCAGATGATAATGATTTTAATTTTGGGAGTAATGATTGGACGATTGAGGCTTTTGTTAATGTAAATGCTATTGATACGAATTATAAATGTATTTTTTCACGAAGTTATGGCCTTCAGTTTTATGTTTATGACGATAAATTACATTTAGCAGTAAATGATACCAATAATACAAGTGGATGGATGATTGCATCTTTTTCTACTGCTGGACAAATTCCTTCTGCTGGCGTTTGGCATCATGTAGCCGCATATAGAGATGGTAGCAATTTTTATTGCTCAGTGGATGGGGTCGTTAGTTCAATGGGATCAAGTTCAGCAACGATTGCAACACGTTTAGATACCGCACAACATTATAACCCTAAAATCGGTGTTTGGGCCAATAACACCTTACCTATGAATGGATACATTTCAAATTTAAGAATAATAAATGGAACTGCTTTATATGGGTCATCTAATTTTACTGCGCCCTCTTCACCTCTTACTGTTGTTACAAACACAAAACTTTTAACTTGCTGTAGCAATAGGTTCAGAGACAAAAGCACTGCTGCTCATGCTGTAACTCCTAGTAGTGTGCCAAAGGTACGACCCTCCTCACCCTTTTTGCCTAGCGAAGAATATGATGCGTCAACTATGGGAGGGTCAGGGCATTTTGTCAGGGGAAACACATCTGATTCTATAAGTTTTTCAGACTCTAGTTTGGCAATAGGAACCAGTGATTTTACTATAGAAGGCTGGTATTACTTTGATGGCAACTATAATGATAGTATGGGGCTGTTTCAACAAGACGATGGTGTAAAAGGGCCAGCGATTGGCTGGTGGCCAGCAAACTCTAATGGTTGGCAACTTTATTATGGGTCAAGTTATGTTGGAACCACTGAATCAGGCATAAGAATGTTTGAATGGATTCATGTTGCTTTTGTCAGATCAAGCGGCACGATTAAAGTTTATGTAAATGGGATAAATTCTGCTATCCAAAGCGACACAACTAATTACACCAGCACTAATTTTAAAATTGGACAATATTACTCTTCTTTTTACGGAATGGAAGGGTATATAAGCAATTTTAAAATGTGCTTAAATGCTATTTATACATCTAACTTTACTCCACCGACAGCATTAGTGACTCCTACATCTGGGGGATCGACTGCTGCTTCAACAAAAATTCTTGTAAATTTTACCAATGCCGCAATCATTGACTCATCACGAAAAACAAATGTACTCACAGTAGGCAATGCTCAACTAGATACAAGCGTTAAGAAGTTTGGTACAGCAAGTGCAGAGTTTGACCACACAGGCGATTATCTTACGCTGCCTCCAAGTTCGTTTATTCCTATAGGGAGCAGTGATTTTACTATTGAGTGTTTTGTTTATCATACTTCGACTCCTAATGGAAATGGACAAGGATATTTTCAACTTTCTAATGGGTACTTAAACAGCCAAGTAAGAGGGCCAGCAGCGGGTGCAGAAGGAAACAATGGCAAATGGACAATGTTTGCTGGCACGACTCAATATACTCATACAGGACTCCCACAAATTAATACATGGTATCATGTGGCTATGGTAAGAAACTCAGGAACAACTAAATTATATGTTGATGGAACTGAATATTTATCAGCAAGTGACAGCACTAATTATACGGATACTTATTTTCTTATTGGCGGTTGGTATTCAACAAGTTACTTAATGGATGGATATATAGACGAGTTTCGTATTAGTCTCAAAGCAAGGTATACGAGCAACTTTACCGCACCAACTAAAGCGTTTCCAAATTTATAGGTAACAATATGCAAATAGCAAAGATAAAAGATAATGCAGTAGAAAAAATAGGAGAACATACAGATTTGTTTCCTAATGTAAGTTTTCCTGCATCTGGCCCAACTTCTGATTGGATGACTGAGAATTCTGTAATGCTTGTAACAATGAGTCGCTCTTATAACAGGATGACACAGAAAAGCACGAGCGTAGATCCCTATATTGAGGACAATATTGTATATTTGCATAAGATAGAAAGTCTTACTGATAGTGAAAAGACAGCAGTAGAAACAGAAGTTAATAATCAAACAGCAGCAAGAAATAGAGAAGAAAGAAATAGAAGACTAGCAGAAACAGATTGGATGGCGTGTAGCGATGTAACTATGTCCGAAGAATGGAAGACATACCGCCAAGCGTTAAGAGATATTACAAAGCATGAAAACTGGCCCAATCTAAAAGTGCCTGACATGGATGGTTCAGGCGAGAATGATTGGCCTGAGAAGCCTAGCTAATGACTAAGCTTTCGCAACACGAAAAAGAGTGCTTGATTCGCTATCAAAACATTGAACAGCGAATGAATCGAATAGAGGTGAGTGTCTATGCGCTCTATCCTTTTTTGGTAGGGAGTTTGTTGGCCGCAAAATTTATAGGTTAAAAAATGATCTTTGAAGTAGCCGGGATCATCAGTGCCATTAGCTCGATTAACCAAGCAGTTAGTTTAGCAAAAGACACTCAGCAAACGGCTGCAACAGTTGGAGACATGATCTCAAATCTGACAAATGCTGAATCTCGCATTTTACGATTTGAACAAAAGACAAAAGCTAAACGCCCTTTAACAACTGCTGAAGCGATGAAGATCAGCCTAGCAAAAAGGGACGCTCAAGCGATTGATCGAAAATTGCATGATATGTGCCTCAGCGTAAATGGGGGCATGGAGCTTTACCGAAACGCTCAAAAGATTAAGGCAAAGGCTCAGGCAGATCACGCAAGGTTTTTAAAAACAGTTGCAAAAAAACGAGCGCAACGAAAACAAAGGATCGAGGAATACGTCACGGCTTTCGCGGTAGTCTTTGCGATGCTTTTAGTTTTGGGTTTTGCTTATGCTGCTTACGAATATGCTTATAAGCCTTATCAACTCAAAGACGCAAAAGAGCGACTGCAAAAGGCAAAAGAACGCCAAAAAAACATAAGGCAATGCGGCAGGGTGAAATGTTAAATGAGCAAGCTCGCTTTCGCCTTAATAGTTTTAATAGACGGCCAGCAGCAAGAGGTGAGCTATTGGGCAGACATCCTGAGATGCAATCAATTCAGTGAGTGGGTAGAACACGGCCACACTTACGCAAAAGAAAAACGATATAAGAAAAGAAATTCACAAGTGAACATCACAAGTTACTGCAAACCAGTGTTTGTAAACGCCAATACGAAGTTACTAGACTGACATGAGTACAAGAATACTAAGGGATCCAAAAGGAATCAGGGTCAACCCGGAAGCAGAGCCTCTGCGCCAAGTAGTGATCGATATGTTTTCTTTAGTAAAACCTTTTTACTCAAGACAGACAGCAGCGTACACAACAACCGGGGAAGCTGCCTTAGAGATCGTTGAGGTTGATAGTTCTAGTACCGTGGTAGTAAGTCTCCACGTTTCGCCCAAAGACGGACAACAAGTGATAGTAAAAAGAATGGGAAGCGGGGCCGTGACAGTAGATACAGCAGGAGCCGAAACAATAGATGGGTCAGCGTCTAAGTCAATAGCAAGTCAGTTTGATGTCTTGAGAGTCGTGTACCTCGATGCTTCAGGCGAGTACGTGG